TGTTTCATGGTTCATGACTCCACCATTGTTGCGGAAGTCGTCCTCGTCCATCCAGTGTGCCACTGAGGTCGTTCTGCCGTCCTCTGTTGCATACCATCCGGATGCAATGTCTTGATCCATGAGAATCAATTGCCAGAACTTTTCAGTATTAAAAACAATATCGCTGTCAATCCACAACTGATAATCATATTTCAATTTTCCATCCCATGGCAGTTGATCCGGACCACGCAGTACATTAGCACCAAGGCACTTGCATCTTGCAAAGTTTACCATGGAGGAATAATCCTGCGAGATCTGGATGCTTGCTCCTGACTGCACTAAGTCAAAACAAAGTTGTACAAAATTCTTTAGGTACGTATATGAAACTCCGCGACCTGGCAAACAAAAGACAATTGCCTTGCCCCTTACCATTTCTTTTGCCTTGTCGTAGTCCCACTCCTGTGCTGCTTTTTTAACCGGCGATTTTGCCTTTACAGTAAATCCTTTTGCCATAAGAATAACGATTTTACTTTCGAATCATACAACATTATATAGCGGTTGTCAAGGATCCTTTTCCTCTGTCAGAATAATCTCATTGCCGTCAACCAACCACCTTATTTTGGTGCCTTCGTACCATTGCATTTCATTTAAGATTATCTCTGGCACTGTGATGTGATAATCTCCAGTTACAGGATCGACCTCTATTTCACTAAAAATTTTCTCGGAATTTTTTTGCATATACGCGAACCCTACACTTGATTTTATATAGCGAAAAAAATTTTTATATCTCTTGGATTTTTATCGTGCTTTTGGAAACCTTTGTAGGTTAGGGGAGTCATGCGGTTTTATAAACGCCCCCCCTTAAACGGGGGGACTGCTGTATTAACGAACGACTGCTAATCCTTACACTGCTGTGAACTTAGTGTTGTTGAAGTTAGCAACACTGAAGCGACGACGATCGACCAACTTATATGTACCTAACGTCGTGGAGTAGACATAACCCTCTCCAGAGACTTCATCCTGCCCGATGAATGCCCTAGGACCTACATTGCGGCACTGATACATCAACTCTTCTTTCAAAATTATCATCAACCCGTAGAGGTGCATTAGTGACTCATTGCCCAGGAAATCCTCATTTGTCATAGGATAACCTTCACGGATAGACTTATTCACATTACGCTTAATCTGTTCTGCTTCCTTGTTAGTAACGAACGTGGTCTTAGCATACACCTGACGAATCAAGTCTAAGATTGGAGGCATCTCAAACGCGGTGTGGTCGTAGTTATATTCACCGCTCCATGTGTATGCCTTGGGAAACACGAACTTACAATAGATTGTGTCGGTGATGATGAACCTCATTGGTTCTGCCACAGCATCACGCAGGTCAGATTCTGCCGTGTAAAGTGTATGTGGAGCAATGATGATTTCGGCGTCTACAATACCATCGAACTGATAGGTAATTGTGTTCGGTGTGTATTCATCAGATCCACCGAATCCGATAAAGTCTCCCTGAAAAATACCGCCGTTACGTGGCAGATAGTCGAAACACTTGTGAAGGATAGTAGCAACCTCACCAGTGTGGTTAGCATCAATGTCCTGATGAGATTCGTTAATCTTAATCTTCACTTTGTTGAAGACGGATTTGGTGCCCACAAAAAACTTACCGGTCGCAGGGTTGGTTCCCCATACGATGGCAGGTGCTCCGTCAACCTTCACTGAGAGGTCACCCTTAAGGCGCAGCGATTGCAGGAACGAATCGTCACCGGTGAGGATGGTGTCTTCGGGGTGCTCAAGGTGAAGGATCTTTGTCATGTGGTTCAGTTCGTTTGTTTTCTTACAATAGTCGGTCAGGGGTCGTTCTGCCGTGGCAGTGTGCCACTATGCCAGTCGCATACCCGAACGGAATTCGGTGGTGGTGAAGTCGGTGCCAGTCCAGAGACGGACGAACCAAGTCCAGTTCTTTTGAAACACGCTTTCGCCAGAGTATCCGTGCTCTGCTAGGATTGCGTTGAGTCTGCTCTTGGTGGTGTTGCTCTGCCGCCCACCATCACGCAGGATGATGGCATTGTCGTCGATCTCAGCAATGAGGTGCCCGTGCAGATAGACCTTCGAAACTCCGTCGATGGTTTCAACCCGTGTGTTGTCTTTGCCCCAGTCGGTGCGATCGGTGATTGCTTCGTTCATCTGGGTTTCGATTTTACGCATGGTCGGTTGAATTCCTTTGACTCTTTTACAATAGGGCATTTTGAGACCTGTGCCAAAATCGTGTGACACTAATCCGACTGTCACATC